GTGGGCAGAAAGAGCGTTGGTATTGTGACCCTGTACCGGGTGACAAGTTTGCTATGGGTGTGGATGTTGCAGCGGGAAGGGGCGGCGATTACAGTGTTATTACTGTGGTGAGCTGTACAACACATCTTCCAGTATATCACTTTCGTTCTAATCAGATCTTACCTCACGAACTGGCTGATAAGATCTACGACTTGTACTGGGATTTTGATGAACCATACACTATCATAGAACAGAACGGGCCAGGTGAGACAGTACTCTACCGTATGAAAGAGTGGAAGGTCAAGAACCTGTACAAGGACAGCAAAGGACGAGATTGGCGAACCCGAAAGGAAAATAAAATCGCTATATTTGATTACCTACGTGATCTTGTCTGTGAAGGTGTAATAGATGCCGTTGACAAAACTCTTTGGAATGAGATGAGAACAATACAAATCACAAAAGGTGCA